AGGCTGACATATTCATCCGGAGAAAGAAGCACACATTCCGGTGCATTGTTTTTCATAACAACTTTTGCACCGCTGTTTTTGACATCCTGAAAAATTTTTCCTGCAAGTCCACGATTGAACTGCGAAATAGAAATGGTATTTTGAATTGCTGCAATAATATTCATACGCTACACCTCCACTTATAGTATACGTCATTTTTACATAAATGTCAATAGATTTACTGATAAAAAAGCTGATATTTTTTTAGAACTGAGGTGATTACATGGCAAACCGCATCAAAGGCATTACCGTAGAAATCGGCGGCGATACCACCAAGCTATCCAAAGCCCTGGAAGGTGTCAACAAGGATATCAAGGGTACACAGACGCAGCTGAAAGATGTCCAGAAGCTGCTGAAACTTGACCCCACCAACACCGAACTCTTGTCCCAGAAGCACAAGCTGCTGGCAGATGCGGTGTCTGCCACCAAAGAAAAGCTGGAAGTACTGAAAACTGCGGCAGAACAGGCAAATACGGCTCTTGCAAATGGTGAAATTTCACAGCAGCAGTATGATGCTTTGCAGCGTGAGATCATCGAAACCGAAAACGAACTGAAACGCCTGACCACAGAAGCAAACAATTCTCACACTGTCCTGGAAAAACTGGGTGTGGTCGGAGAAAAAATGCAGGATGCCGGAGATAAGATCTCTGGCGTGGGACAAAAGCTGCTGCCAGTCACTGCCGGTGTCACGGCTCTGGGCACCATTGCTGTGAAAACTGGTGCAGACTTTGATGCTGCTATGTCCAAGGTAGCGGCGGTATCCGGTGCGACCGGTTCAGAGATGGATGCTCTCCGGGAAAAGGCTCGTGAAATGGGCAGTAAAACGAAGTTCTCTGCAAGTGAGGCTGCGGATGCTATGAACTATATGGCGATGGCGGGATGGAAGACCAACGATATGCTCAGCGGTATCGAAGGTATCATGAATCTTGCTGCCGCTTCCGGCGAGGACTTGGCATCTACTTCGGACATTGTCACGGATGCTTTGACTGCTTTTGGTTTGTCTGCTTCGGACAGCGGACACTTTGCGGATATTCTGGCGGCTGCAAGTTCCAATGCCAATACCAACGTCAGCATGATGGGCGAAACTTTCAAATATGCTGCTCCGGTACTGGGTTCTTTGGGCTATTCTGCTGAAGACTCTGCCATTGCCATCGGACTGATGGCAAACGCCGGTATCAAATCCTCACAAGCTGGTACAGCACTGCGTTCCGCTATCACCAATCTGGCAAAGCCGACAGACACGGTAGCATCTGCCATGGAACAGTACGGCATTTCTCTGACCGACAGTTCCGGCAAGATGTATTCTCTGCGGGAACTCATGGAACAACTCCGTCAGAAATTGGGCGGTCTTTCTGAGGCAGAACAAGCACAGGCAGCCGCTTCGCTGTTTGGCAAAGAGGCCATGTCCGGTATGCTGGCGATCATCAACGGTTCTCCAGCGGATTTTGAAAAACTGTCCAATGCCATTGACACCTGTTCGGATACAGTAGACGGTTACAATGGTACGACCGAAAAAATGGCAGCGGTCATGCAGGATAACCTTGCCGGGCAGGTGACTATCTTGAAGTCCCAGCTGGAAGAACTGGCGATTTCATTTTCTGACATTCTGATGCCCACTATTCGCTCCATTGTTTCCCGCATTCAGGAACTGGTGGACAAGCTGAACCAATTAGACCCACAGACAAAAGAAACCATTGCGAAAATTGCACTGGTGGCTGCTACTCTGGGACCGATGCTGGTGGTGCTTGGAAAGACCATTTCCAGTGTGGGGACGGTCTTTTCCGCAGTGTCCAAACTGCCTGCCCTTTTCTCGGCTGTGCAAAGTGGCATCGGAGCCATTACCGGAGCGTTGGGTGTGTCATTAGGTCCGCTGCTCGCCATTATCGCAGCTGTTGCCGCTTTGGTGGCTGCCTTTGTGCATCTCTGGAAAACCAATGACGAATTCAAAAGCAATATCATCGCCATCTGGGAGCAAATCAAAAGCACCTTTACTGGATTGACACAGGGCATCACTGACCGGCTAAATGCTCTGGGATTCGACTTTGAGAGTTTCACCGATGTGCTGAAAGCGGCATGGGATGGACTGTGCAATCTGCTGGCTCCTATTTTTGAAGGTGTTTTTCAAAACATCTCCAACATCTTTTCAGAGTTTACTGGCGTTCTTCTGGGGCTGCTGGATGTTCTGATCGGTCTGTTCACTGGTGACTGGGAGCAGTGCTGGAATGGCATCAAGGGTATTTTTACGTCTATCTGGAATTTCGTTGTCAACACGTTCCGTAATATCATGAATACCCTGAAAGGCATTGCAGATGTGGTGTTGGGGTGGTTTGGAACAAGCTGGAACGAAGTCTGGACTTCCATCAAAACATTTTTTGTGAATACCTGGAACAGCATCGCTTCCTTTTTCACGGGAATCGTTACTGGAATCCGGGACTTTTTCGTCAACACTTGGACATCCATTTCCAATACCTTCACCACCATTGTCACTGCCATTCAGACGGTGGCAACGACTGTATTTACGGCGATTCGGGATTTCTTCACCACGATTTTTACAGCGATCTACAACTTTTTCAGCACGATTTTCAATGCCATTTACAACGTGGTTTCTACGGTTTTTCAGGCAATTCATAACGTCATTACGACCGTTTGGAATGCCATTTACACCACCTTAGAACCGCTGATCACGGCATTCGGCTATCTGTTTCAGACGATTTTTGAAGCCATCCAGATCATTGTGGGCAGAGTGATGGACTGGATCTCGGAGAAGATCAGTGCCATTTGGAATGCAATCGTGGCATTTTTAACGCCGATTTTAGAAGGTATCCGAACGACATTTGAAACCATCTGGAATGCCATTTCTACTACAATTTCCACGGTTTTGACAGCGATTCAAGATGCGGTGACTACGGTTTGGAATGCTGTATCTGGTTTCATTTCGTCTGTTTTGTCAGCGATCTGGAATGTGGTTTCTTCCATCTGGAACAGCATCTCCAGCACGATTTCCAGTGTGATGAATGCCATTTTTTCTGTGGTATCGTCTATCTGGAATCAGATTTCTTCTGCGGTTTCCAATGTTCTGAACGCCATCTGGTCGGTGGTATCTAACATCTGGAACAGCATCAAGAGCACCGTTTCCAACGTGATGCAGAGCATTTCTTCTACGGTGTCCAGCATCTGGGACAACATTCGTTCTGCGGTTTCCGACAAAATCAGCGGCATCAAATCTACCATTCAGAATGGGTTTGATGCCGCTGTGGGATATATCAAAGGACTGGCTTCTGATGCCTGGAATTGGGGACGGGACATCATTCAGGGAATCATTGACGGCATTCAGAGTGCCATCGGCTGGCTGGCGGACTGCGTCACCAATGTTGCCGATACCATTCGGGATTTCCTGCACTTCTCCGTCCCGGACAAAGGACCGCTAACAGACTATGAGAGCTGGATGCCGGACTTTATGAAAGGGCTGGCAGACGGCATCGACAAGAGCAAGAAGTATGTGGAGAAAGCCGTGGGCGGTGTGGCGAAAGCCATGCAGCTGACCATGGATTCTGATCTGAATTACAGCTTGCATGGGATTTCCGGAGCAATGCTGCCCGACAGTTCTGGTGGGACGGTGAACAATTATTACAACACGGACAACCGGAAAACGGTGAATCAGACCAATCAATCGCCGAAGGCATTGTCACGGTTGGAGATTTATCGGTTGACACGGAATGCGTTGAATGTGTAGAGTGGTAAACTGGAATTTATCGAATGATTCGCTTTGACAAAAAATACTTGCATAATTTAGAATTTTTATCTTCTCGAATGAATTCAACGATATATCCAAGTTTCTTATAGAATTCCGGTGCTTGAAATCCAAATGTCGTGAGTGTAATTTTATCATATCCTGCATTTTGAAATGTTTCCTCAACTGCTGAAACAAGTTTACTTCCATATCCACATTTTCTGTGAGCTTTATGTATAATCAAATCACCTATATGCACCTCATTATAATATGCACGACCTGTAATAACACCCACTATCTCACCATCATCGCTTTCCGCAATAAAACAGAATTCATTATAATTCAAATCAACATTATTCTGTTCAGCATAGGATAAGAATTCTCCATTGATAAAGTTGCCTATTCTGTTATCTTCTTCAATCATACGTTTTATATTCATCTTTAACAACCTCGTCTCTAAATTAAATATCATAATTCGTCACACAAATTCCGATTTACAGGGCTAATGCTCCTATCATTTTTATCTATTATACCACACCCCACCAGAAAAAACAAGGAGGTATCCCATGTATTTCACCCTCATCCTCGAAAACGAATCCGGCGAACAAGTGAATCTATCCACCACCGCCAATCAATACATGACCTCCAAAATCGAAGGTCTGAATCCGCCTGCCGGAACAGTCAGCACTTCAAGCTATGCAGGCATGAACGGCAGCTATCTCAACAACGCCTTCATCGAAAAGCGAAACGTGGTCATTTCCTTTGCCATGCGTGGCATCGGCATTGAGAAGCGGCGGCATCATCTGTATCATGTGGTTAAGCCGTCCCGATACATCAAGATCTGGTACAAGACGGCGAACATCGATGTCTATGCCGAGGGGTATGTGGAAACCTGTGAAGTGGAGCATTTCGAGCAGCAGATCAGCGGTCAGATCTCCATTCTCTGTCCGGACATTTACTGGTACAGCCGGGATATTTTCTATGCCTACTACAGCGGTGTGATCGGAGCATTTCACTTTCCCTTTCCGGAGAGCGATGCTCCGTTTCCTTTGGGTGTGTACTCTAACAGCAACCTGTTTTCTATTACCAATGATGGCGATGAAACTGGATTCACACTGCGAATTGAGGCATTGCCCAGCGACATTCCGCAGGAAGTGGTGGCAGTGACACCGACCATCTACAACGAAAACGGCGAGTATCTGCAAATCAAAGGCGATATTCTGACCGGTGATGTCATTACAGTTACCACGAAAACCGGAAACAAGACCGTCACGCTGACACGCAATGGCGTAGACAGCAATATCCTGAACCGACTGGTTTCCGGCTCGACTTGGCTGACACTAAAAGAAGGCACGAATATCTTTCGGGTTGAGGCAGTTCGTGGTGTGAAAAAGCTGCGTGTGACATTAATGCACCGCAATTCCTATTTGGGGGTATGAGAAATGCAGTTGGAAATTTACAACCTTATCCCAGAAAAAAACCGCATTTCTGTTTCTTTGGAAGCTATCTGCGACAGCTATTCTTCGCTCTTATGGGACATTGAGTTCTACCAGTGCGGCTGCTTTGAGGTGTATATCGCCGCCAGTCCCCAGAATGTATCCATCTTTCAGCGTGGCAGAATTGTGGCGAGGAGCGATGATGCACAGCACTTCGGCATCATTGAATCTCTGCAATTGGAGACGGATGCCGAAAAGGGCGATTATCTGACAGTCACCGGACGGTTTCTTGCCTGTCTGCTGGAACGGCGGATCATCTATCCCACCATCACCGCAAACGGCAGCTATGAGGACATCGTCCGCAAGGTGCTGTCCCGCAATGTGATTTCTGCCGGAATCCGCAATCTGCCCGGTTTTTCCATGGGTACGGTTTCCGGTGACTGCTGGCAGAAAACCGCACGAATGCAGGTCAGCTATGACAACATTTTGGAATGGCTGTACAGCCTTTGTGAAACCATCGGCGGTTCGGCAAATGTGCGGCTGGATGGAAACGCACTGAAATGCGATCTGTTTTCCGGAACAGACCGCAGTTTGTTGCAGGACGGCAATCCCCACATCGTATTCTCCGATGCGTACAACAATCTGCTGTCATTCTCCTATGCGGCGGACGATGCGGTGCAGAAAAACTTTGCCTATGTGCTGGGCTGCGGCGAAGGAAATGCCAGAAAGCGAACCACCTTCTGTTCCGGTACAGAGCCGACCTATCTTGACCGCTATGAGGTCTATGTGGACGAGCGAAACACCACACAGGAAGAAGATGTGACGGATGCGGAATATCTGGAAATCTTGAAAAGCAGCGGTGCGGAACATCTGGTGCAGCCAAAAACGGCATCGGAATCCGCCATCGCTGCTTTTTCGACCCAGTATCAGTACAACAAGGATTACTTTGTGGGCGACTATGTAACCATGGAACAGAAACGCTTTGGCTTGATTCAGCCTCGAATCCAGCTGATCGGCATGGTGGAGAGTTTCGACCAGAACGGCAGAAGTCTGACACCGACTTTCAAAGAAACGGAGTGATATTCATATGTCTTTTTCCTACGGCTTTTTTAACGCACAAAACCTTGACCGGGTGTATACCGCAGAGGATTTTACTGCATATCTGTCCAGTTTGATTTGCAACGGGATTCTGGATACTTACCGGCAGTGTTTTGCACCAACAATTAAAAATTTATCCGTTACATTCGGCACGGGCAAGGCGTGGATCGATGGACACTATTTTATCAGTGACACCCTGCATACCATCGACCTTTCTTCTTATGTAGATGAATCTCTGAATCGTTATGTAGCGATCGGAATCTACTGTGATCGTTCCACTCGTACCTGTGGGATTCGTGTTCTGGCAGGTACAGCAGCCACAAGTCCAACCATTCCCACCTTTACCAACAACAATGTGACGACTTATCTGACTTTAGCAGTTGTAAGACTGCGTGCTGGAACGACAGCTATTCTGGATTCTGACCTGACAGACTGCCGTGCAGATGAGAGTAAATGCGGTTACTGCAAGTGTATTCTTGGCAAGTGCAGAGTGACGGAGATGCTTGTCGAAATGGCAAAGACGAATGCCACGCTGGACGAACTGCAAAAGCGTCTGGATGCAATGAACAGTCAGATTTCCGAACTGCAAACCAAGGTGGATGACTTGACCGCAGGCGAAATCCTAGCGACCGGACAGTGCGGTGAAAACATCTACTATGTTCTCTATGACAATGGAAAATTGCTGCTGCGTGGCACGGGTGCAACCTACGATTATACCTCTCATGATTCTGTGTTTGATCAAAACGACCAGATTAAGGAGATTGTGCTCAGCAATGGCATTACTGGTCTGGGTGACCGTTTGTTTTATCATTGTGCCAATGCGAAAACGGTATCTCTGCCGGCTACACTGACCAGCATTGGTGATTCCGCTTTTGCACAGGAAGATGCTGTAATCAATGATACCGCTGGTCTGACTTCTGTTACCATTCCGCAGGCAGTTACTGCGATCCAGTCA